TTGGAAGGCTATAATAGCAGCAGTCAAAGCCGCGAACCCAAAATAGCACTCGGATACGATTTATGAAAATAGATAAGAAAAAATTCCTAGACTCACAAGGTCGCCCTCTAACACAGTCTCTGTTCCTAGAGGTTGGTTATGAGACGGACAAAGCAGTCTACACACTGAAGGATGATGACCACTTCTATGAGGGGCACACATACCCCTCCCTTAAGAAGTTGTACCTAGCAATGGAAGATGTTGTTGAGTATGACTTCGCTAAGGAGCACCTCCTTAATTGGGCTCACTGGCAGCGTCTTAACAACAACAAGCTCCTAGCTAAGCACTTTGAAGAGTGGAGAGAAGAACTTGAGTTGGCCATCCGTTCCCAAGCTATTAAGGACATCATAGATATGACAGCAGACCAAGGCAGCTTTCAAGCAGCCAAGTGGCTTGCTGACAGGGGCTGGGACAAGAAGGCGGTGGGTCGGCCTAGCAAGAAAGAAAAGGTACGTGAGGAGCGTATGCAGGCCCGTATAGATGATGAGTTTAATGCAGATGTAGTAAGACTTCTGAGAGACTAATATGGAAGAGAAAGACGATTGGCTAGTTGATGCTAAGATCCGACTCAAGAACATGCCAGACAGAGCTAAGGAAGTGAGGGAGAGGGCTATTAGTGACCTAGCATTCTTTGCTGAGTTAGTGAACCCCGGCTACGTCTACGGACAAATCCACAAGGACATCTACCGTTGGATGCAGGAGTACACCCTGTATACGGATGAGGACGAAGGGGCTGCTCACAACAAGCTGATAATGCTTCCTCGTGCCCATTTGAAATCGCACATGGTAGCTACTTGGGTAGCTTGGATTATAGTGAGACATCCTGAAGTCTCTATTCTCTACTTATCAGCAACCTCTGAACTTGCAGAGACACAGTTGTTTGCAGTACAGAATATACTAGCCTCTAAGATATTCATGCGTTTCTTCCCTGAGTACGTACACCCACAGGAAGGCAAGCGGTCTAAGTGGTCTACCAAGAAGCTCTCAATAGATCACGAGAAGAGGGCTAAGGAAGCTACTCGTGATGCTACAATAGCAACAGCGGGTCTAACAACCAACACGACTGGTTGGCACGCTGACATAATCGTAGCAGACGACATAGTAATACCAGAGAATGCCTATACTGAAGATGGCCGAGACAGTGTGTCTAAGAAGTCCTCTCAGTTTAGTTCAATCAGGAACCCCGGTGGATTCACTATGGCGTGTGGTACTAGGTATCACCCCAAGGACATCTATGACACTTGGAAGCATCAAGAGTATGATGACTATGATGAAAACGATTTTCTAGTAGACAAGAAACCGAGTTGGTCGATAAGGGAACACGTAGTCGAGGAGGATGGAGTGTTCCTATGGCCTAGGACTGTCAGGGATGACGGTAAGGCTTTTGGGTTTAACCGTAGGGAGCTGGCTAAGATTAAGGCTGAGTACTCAGATGAAGTACAGTTCTATGCTCAGTACTACAACAACCCTAACGAAAGCTCAAGCAACCGAATCAGCGCCGACTCGTTCCAGTACTACAGCCCTAAGCACTTAACAGTAGATGGCTCTAGGTGGAAGTACAACGGCAATAGGTTGAACGTATACGCAGCAATTGACTTTGCATTCAGCTTAAGTAAGAAGGCTGACTGGACTGCCATAGTAGTCATAGGCATTGACCACAAGGGCAACATATATGTGCTTGACATAGACAGGTTCAAGAGTGACAGGATCAAGGATTACTTTGACCACATAGTTAAACTACACTCTAAGTGGAACTTCCAGAAGCTACAGGCTGAGGTCACAGTTGCACAGATAGTCATTGTCAATCAGATTAAAGAGTACATAAAGAAGGCTGGGCTAAGCCTACCTGTTCAGGAGTACAGACCTAGGGGTGACAAAGACGAGCGTGTTAGAGCGACTCTAGAGCCCTTGTACGATGACCTGACAGTTTGGCACAGAGAGGGTGGCTGGACACTAGAGCTTGAGGAAGAGCTTATCCTGTCTAAGCCAGCACACGATGATATAAAGGACTCCCTAGCCTCTGCTGTAAGCATTGCAGTGAGACCAAAGCAAAGTACAAGATCTGCCATAAATGATTTTATGGGAGGACTAAAAACTAATAGTCGCTTCGGAGGCGTATGTTAAATGAGTAATAAAGTAGCTGAGATCTCTAAGCTCTTAAGTCAGGACGCTTGTTCTGCTTGGGTAGCAAACCTATGGGAGACTTATGACAATCAACGGTCTAAGAGAAAAGAGGAGTGGCTAGAGTCTCGGAAGTTTACATTCGCCACAGACACTAGCACAACTTCAGTTGGGAGCTTGCCTTGGAAGAATAGTACAACTATCCCCAAGCTTTGTCAGATTCGTGACAACCTGTTCTGTAACTACAAGTCAGCCCTATTCCCTAATGACAACTGGGCTAAGTGGCAAGCTCGTACTATGGATGACGCTACCAAGAAGAAGCGTGATGTAATCGAAACTTACATGTCTAACAAGACCTCTACTCCTGAGTTTGACCAAGTGCTAGACCAGCTCTTATATGACTACATAGACTTTGGTATGGCTTTTGCCACACCGGGCTTTGAGGCTAACTACAAGGAGTTTAAAGGCAGCATTATCCCAGACTTCATTGGCCCAACAGCCAGTCGCATCAGCCCAGAAGATATTGTATTTAACCCTTTAGCATCACACTTCAATAAGACGTTCAAGATTGTACGTTCAGTTAAGACTATTGGTGAGCTAAAGCGTCTTGCAGAGCTACAGCCAGAGCAACGGTTCTGGGCTAAGGCTATTGAGCGTAGAGAGGACATTGCGAACAAGGCAGGGGCTTACAGTACTGAAGACTTTAACAAAGCAGCAAGCTATCAGGCAGATGGGTTTGGTTCCTTGTACGAGTATTATATGGGAGAGAACGTAGAGATTCTAGAGTTCTTTGGTGACTACCATGATCCTCAGACAGGAGACCTACAGACAGATCGCATCATTACAATCGTAGACCGATCAGTAGAAGTTCGTAATGAGCCTATTCCAACTTGGTTCCAAGGCGCTCCAATCTACTGTGTAGGCTGGCGTAACCGTCCTGACAACTTGTGGGCTATGGGGCCACTAGATAACTTAGTGGGCTTACAGTATCGCTTAGACCACCTAGAGAACCTTAAAGCAGATGCTATGGATCTCTCGGTACATCCCCCACTTAAGGTATATGGGGAAGTAGAGGAGTTTGAGTACGGCCCCGGATCAGAGATCCCAATTGATGAGGGTGGTGATGTACAAGAGCTTGGCAAGAACCTAAACGGCGTAATGGCAGCAGCTAGTGAAATGGCAGCTATTGAAGAGCGTATGGAGGTCTATGCAGGGGCTCCTCGTGAAGCAGCAGGCCTACGTACCCCCGGAGAGAAAACCCTCGGAGAGGTAATGCAGTTAGCTACAGCGGCTGGTCGTATTTTCCAAGAGAAGACTACCAGATTTGAGAAGAGCTTACTTGAGCCACTGCTTAACGGAATGCTAGAAATTGCAAGACGTAATGTGCAAGGTACTGACGTTATCCGTAAGGTCAACAAAGATCTGGGCATTGAGGAGTTTATCTCAGTCACAGCAGAGGACATTACTGCTAACGGTATTATACGTCCCATAGGTGCTCGACACTTTGCTAAACAGTCTCAAGACCTTCAAAACCTTATCTCAGTATTTAACTCACCTCTTGGCCAGATGATAGCACCGCACACATCAGGCAAGGGAGTTATGAGCTTTGTAGAAGATATTACAGGCCTGTCTGAATACGGGATCTTTTCTGAGGGTGTTGCACTAGAAGAGCAGCAAGCATTGCAAAGTAAGCAAGGTAACTTACAAGAAGAGGCAGCGGCAATTGACTCTACGGAGACTATTGTATGAAGACAAGGTGGACATCAGGAATGGACACCAAAGACGCACAGGGCATGAGAGAGGAATACAAAGCCTCTCGTGCTCTGAGGCTTCGTCTAAAGGAGTTGTGCGAAGAAGAGATAGCTAACTCCTACGAGCTGTCCCAATCTCAATATGACTGCCCTAACTGGCAGATGAAGCAAGCAGATTCTGTTGGATACAAGAGAGCACTAGAGAAAATTATATCCCTCATACTGTAGGGAAATCGGGAAAATCTTAGTATATATAAGTATACTAGGAAATACTTAGTAACATATACTATTTAATATTACTATTAATAATTAACATTAAGGTCTACCAACCAATATGTCAGCATTTAATCAAGAATCTCAGGCAACCCCTGAAAGCAGCCCAGCATCTTCTAACGCTTTTGAAGACCAACTAAAAGCAATCAGGAATGAATCTGGAGAGCAGAAATACGACTCGTTAGATAAAGCTTTAGACGCACTTAAGCATAGTCAAGAATATATCCCTGAATTAAAGAATACTCTCAGTCAGAAGGATCAAGAACTTGCAGACCTTAAAGCGGAATTAGAGAAACGTAAAGCAGTCGAAGAAGTTGTAGAGAAGCTCACTGCCAAAGAACAAGTCCAGCAAGAGATTACCCCTCAAGCTAATACACTTGATGAACAGGCAGTTCTTAACCTAATGGAAAATTACTCTAAGCAAAAAGAGACTCAGACACTTCAGCAGAAGAATGAGGCTTCCGTTAGTGACGCACTCTTAGCTAAGTTTGGTGATAAGACTGGTGAAGTCTTAGCAGCTCAAGCTAATGAACTAGGAGTAGAGGTTTCAGACCTACAGGATCTATCCCGTAAGTCACCTCAAGCAGCGTTAAAACTATTTGGTTTAACAGGAGGAAACACACCAGCACCTACAGCCACTGGCTCAAGTGTTAATATCTCCTCTTCACAACCAGCACAAGAACAACTTGCCCCTCCAGAGAAATCACTTCTCTTAGGAGCATCAGCAAAAGAGCAAGCTGATTACATCGCTAAAGTGCGAGAGTCAGTTCACAAAAAATATGATATTCAAGTTTGAGGAAACTTAAATGCAATTAACTTCTAATACTCAAGCATTTGTAGATGCTGAAGTCTATAGTGGCTTTATTCTACAGAACCTACACGATGGCCTCTTAGGTGAAGAGTTCTTCCGTGATGTATCTGACTTCGGTTCAGGCACAACTCTTAACATTAAAACTGTTGGTTCAGTGGCTATCCAAGAAGCAACTGAAGACACTCCTTTGGTTTATAACCCAATTGAGACTGGTACTATTACTTTGCAGATCACTGACTTCATTGGTGACGCATGGTACGTATCAGACGTTTTACGTGAAGATGGTACTAACATTGATGCGCTTATGGCAGCTCGTTCTGCTGAGTCAACTCGTGCTATCCAAGAGTACTTTGAGACTCGTTCTCTAGCAGTACTTAACTCAGCACAGACTAACGCTAATGCTAACACTATTAATGGGTTCGCACACCGAATCGCTTCTGACGTAACTACTACTGGTTCAGAGAATACTTTCAAGTTGTCTGATCTAGTTGCTATGCGTCTTGCATTCGACAAAGCTAATGTGCCTACACAAGGTCGTATCTTTGTAGCTGATCCAGTTGTTGAAGCAACTCTTAACAACCTAGTGACTATCACTCACGATGTATCTACATTTGGTGAGCAAGTACTTCGTAACGGCATGTCTTCTGGTATGCGTTTCGTTGGTTCACTATACGGTTTCGACATCATCTTGTGTAACCGCCTTCCTAAAGGTGACTTTAGTGACGGTACTACTGCTGTTACAGGCGCTGTTGCTAACATTGCAATGTGTGTTGCAGACGATCAGTGTAAGCCTCTTATGGCTGCATGGAGACGTATGCCTCGTGTAGAAGGTGAGCGTAACAAGGATGAAGGTCGTGATGAGTTCGTAGCAACTGCACGATTTGGTCTTGGTGCTCAGCGTGTTGACACTCTTGGTGTTATCATCACTTCAGCAACTAAAATCTAAGGGAGATATTTAGATGGGTTACGAAAATTCAGCAGGCCTTAATGTAAACAATCATTACGGCGAGCGTGTTATCGGTGGTACGGAAGGTCAACTTCCTTCTGCTGGTGCAGAGCGTGAAGTAGTCATCAACTTTGATGGCAACTCTTTGGGTAAGAAAACAGTTGTACCAGTAGGCGCAGTTGTTACAGAAATTGTAGACAGTTTCACTGGTACTATCTCAGCAGCCACAGTAGGTGCTACAGATATTTCAGGAGCTGACGGTGCAGTAGCTAACTATGTTACTATTGGCACGGCTGGTGACTTGACAGTGACTGGCCCTACAGCAGGAAGTGCAATCGTTAAGTATACTTACGTAGCATAACCTAAACCTTAAAGGGGAGGCTTGTCCTCCCTTTTTTTTATTGGCCGGAGAAAAGAATGGCAGACATACAACACAGGAACATCCCAGAGGCCCAGCTACACGAAGTTAAGGGCGCTTCAACTTCTGCTGCTGGACAAGTATTAACTTCTAGTGGCGGGGCTTCTTATTGGGCAACACCTGTACCTGTTGCTGGTACTATCTCTCAAGGCATCTATGATTACAACGACCTTGCTACTGCAACTACCTCAATTCCCTTAACGTCAGCCAACACTCAGTATGAAATGACTAATGACGGTACAGGTGTTTTTACTAACAAGACTTACGCACTTGCAGGTGTTGATGACCTTTGGGATACAACTACTAACCGATTTGACTTTACTGGCCTCTCACTAGGAGATACAGTAGACATACGTGTAGACTTTGAAGTAACTATCAGTACGACTAACACTGTAGTAGATTTTGCATTAGAGTTAGGTTTAGGCTCTTCCCCTTACCAGATAGCAGTGATGACTCCTGCTCTGTTTAAAACTGTGCAACCCTATCAAATGGTCCACTGGCAAGGTGTTTACATGGGAGACAGCAACACCCTTTTAAATCCAGCAAGATTGTTAGCAAGAGCAGATAAAACTGGTGTGACAGTTAAAGTCAATGGTTGGTACATTAGACCACTGCACACTAACTAGGAGAAGCCATGAAGCGTAACCTACTAGAAATCGTACAAGAGATCCTGTCTGATATGGATAGTGATGAAGTAAACTCTATAGACGATACGGTAGAGTCAGAACAAGTAGCTACCATAGTTAAGTCAACTTACTTCTCTATGATGACTACTCGTAACTGGCCTCACACAAGAAAGAAAATAGACTTAGTTGCAGCCGAGTCTGCGTCTAGGCCAACTCACTTGAAGGTGGGTGACTCAGTAAAAGAGATTTGCTTTATTAAGTACAATAAGGCTAAGCTAGGAGAGACTAGGCGTAAGTACGAAGATGTCAAGTACTTAGAACCAGACCAGTTTATTCATAAGACTAACCAAGAGAATAGTGACGAAAGT